CTAAACCAATCTTGTGTGTATTTCATATCCCCTCATCTGCTCGTATGTACCAATCAACGATAAAGTCTTTAAGCTGGTCTAAGCCGTTTCCTACCTCGTAGACCATGCCCATCCGGTCTACCTTCCAGAACTTGCCGACCGACATACCCTTATCTGTATCGCCGTTGATAATGATGACTTCAAAATCTTGCTTAGCAGCAAGAGCCTTTAGCAATATCTGCTGACCAACGCTTACCTTTTCACCGGCACGTTTCCATTCACCTATTAGAAACTTGTCCTTCCTCTCATACACCATGTCGAGATTAGACGGAACAATCTTTCCTATTAAGCCGGTCAACTCCTCAAAGTCTATGTGAGGAGCTAACCTGTTACGCATTGTCATGGCGCTGGAATTAGCTGACCTTCAAAGGCATACGAGCCGATGTGTGCTAACTGAACCCACGGCGCAGCCCATACAGTCATGCCAGCCTTACGAGCAATCTTGCAGAAGTGATAGTCCTCTGATAGCAAGATGTTAGTTTCCTTCTCAATGCTAGTAGCAAAGAATTCTTTGATAGGTTCTTCCTTGATTGAGCCGCCCAAGTCTGTGACGTTGTTTGTGTAGCTTGGAACCTTCTTCGATAGCTTCTCAAACACTTCACGCTTGATGAGCATAAAGCCTGTGCCGCCATTCCATATCTCTACTGGCTGATTGATTGGCACAGTCACGGAGCCTTTGTAATCCACAAGGTTTACAACGAAGCTGCCGGTGTAATGCTTGAGCTGGTCATCGGCTACCTTGTTCTCCATTGCCTGTCTGACCGAACCCCAATTAATTTCTTTCTTAGGATAGATGCCACAGATGATGTCTTTGTCTGCCTCAATCATTGGTGGAAACTGATTAGCAAAGAACTTAATGTCAGCGTCAATAAACATCAAGTGTGTTGCCTTTTCCATCTTTAGAAAGTTATGCGCCAGTGCGTTACGAGCGCGGGTAATCAAGCTCTCATTGAACATGAAGCTAAAGCTAATGTCCGTGTCTGTGGTCATCATTACGCGCTGAAGCTCCATTACGCCCTGCATAAAGAAGCCTGTGCATTGACCGCCGTACATTGGTGTTGCTACGAAGATGTGATTCTTTTTCTTTGCTTTTGCCATTTTGGTTCCCTAGTTAGTGAAGGTGGGGCTACTCAGACCGTCTGCCCCGTAACGTCCTAACCTGCACTCTTGGTGCTACCCTCTGAGCTAGGTGGGGTCTCGTCTATTGCTTCAATTAGAACGTGTATCGCACCGTTTTTGACAGGTGTGCCACGAATCATCTCGATGTGGTCAACCTGCCAATCATTGTCAAAGACACCAGCATCCTCTAATGAGTCAAGCACGGCTTTGATGCGGTTATCTATATCAATCTTGCGCTTGTCTCTTGGACGCAAAACCATAGTCAATTTCACTTTGCTTGCCCCAAATTTAGGAATGTTGTGTTCGACAACGTAATCTTGCACAGCAGCCTTAAATTGCCGACCAGCCTTGCTTAACACCATGATGCCGCGAAAGTTGCGGTAATAAGTGTTTACAGAAGGTGGTATCGGCAAGTTAAGTGTTATGTGCATCAGAAGGGAACGTCACTGTCACCGTTACTTTGCACTTCTCTCGGATACTGTGAGTCTTTCTGTTTGGCTTTCCAATCAGGGTCTGAGACTAGGATTGCAAAGTATTTTCCAAACTCACCCTCGTTTTCCCAAATGTTCATTCTGATACGCTCACCACGCACCATGATTTCGCCGACCCATTGTGGTGACGTTGGCTTAGTCATGTTTTGATTCTTGATGATGCGCCCTTTAAGCTCTGGCGGTACATACGGCGGTTTCTTCTGATACTCAGTCATAGCTGGCTTTCTTACGGTTATAAGGTTTGAAATGTGCTGCAACCCATGTAGCTTAAATGTCATCTAACACAATCGCTTCAACTTTTTTCTTGGGCTTACGTTCTACTGGAAACATAGAATTGAATGTAGCAATGTGAACAACGTCAAGCATCTTGCGACCTGTGTCATTCGCATCCATGAACTCAATGTATTTGTCACGCTTCTGCTCGTCAGTAAACTTGCTGCTGTTTTGAATCTTATCGACAAGCACTTTGTAAGCGTCTATCCACTCTTGTTGCGTCTCATGTGATGAGTAGATAGTGCCGTCAGGCAACACGATGTGATAGCGACCTTTAGGCTTGTCCTCAATGATTTCCTCGACAGCGCCCATGTCCTTGACCTTTGGAGCTGGTGCATCAAAGTCCTGCACTTCCTCGACAGCGTAATGACCCAAGATGCAAGCTGGATAGACCGAGCGCACAGCACGGCTGACGACTCTGCTGCGTAACATATCTTCAGGGTACTTAGACCAGCCTGAGCCATCTCTGACGAGTCCAGCAGCCTTAGCCATGTCCAGTGTCCACTCGACCGTTAAAGAGCCGCCAGCAGGATGTGAGAACGTTCCAGAGCATTTAGTCTTACTGACCTCATGCCACTCTACTTTGCCGCCAGCAAGCTGAAACCGAGCAAGCATCGCCTGTGACTTGAGAGCTGGTCTGCCCTGAATGATGTCGTACTCTTGCACGACAGTAGCTGGGTGTTTGCCTTCAGCCTGTGCGACTAGCATGACAGCCATGACCTGCTCTTTTGTTTTGAAGCCGTAGAAGTTGCTCTTAACAATAGAGTCAGCCATGACGCTCATATCGTTTACTGGAATCAAGTTACTCATAGTTTCTCCATAATGGTTAGGATTGTGTCGATAACGCTACTGATAGCCATCACATAGATGGCTAGGTCTACTTTACTCATCTCGTGCCTTCATCATTTCATCTGCCCACAGATAAGCGGATTGACAAACGACTTCAATATTTAACGAGTCCCTCATTAGACCTTGCATAGCCTTAGCTGCGAAGTAATCGCGTAGCGTCATGCCATGTTCATACATACCTGTCTTGGGATTGTGACCCGATGGAAATGCGTGGATTGTCATTTGGTCACCATATTGTCTTCATATACGACTTCTTCCATCCACTTATCAACATCATCCTTTTTCCAAACAGTTTTGGTTCCCAACTTAACTGGTTTTGGAAACTTGCCTTCATGTCTCCACCGATAAATTGTAGATTTACCTAAAGTTGTTATTTCACAAACTTCTTCCAAATTGAAGTATTTTTGATTGGGTTTTCTGCCGCGCTTCTTAGCCGGTGTGCCGTCCTTCTTTAGGCGTTGCTGCGGTACATTGCTGTTACGTCCTTGTATATCTTTAAGAGTTTCGATTAGGAAACTCTTATCTTGGTTGTATTGATTTTCTAAAGCATCAACTTTTTTCAGAGTGTAACTATATTTGTTTCTTACCGTGACAATTCCTTGGTCTAGGTCATAAACCTCTTGTTGTAAATCATCATTTTTTTTCAACAATGACTTAACGTGAGCCTCTAGCATATTGATTCGTGGTATTAAATCATTAACTTGAACAATATTTTTGTAAACTACACCGTCTAAACTTTTGATGTCTTTAGTGTTTTCTTTAAGCGCATCTCTATCTTCTTTAGTAAAAAACATAGGTATCCCCTTATTTGATTAGGAAACGGCGTGAGCCGCTGGTTTCAACAATAAACTGCTCGTATAAATCAGGCATAGCAGACTGAAACATCTTGCTATCAAACTTCTTGCTGCCCTTGCTTTGCCGCCACGTTGCAAGCACGTTGCCGTCCGCTGAGACAAGCTCATTGGATTCACGCATATAGTTGAGGAGTAGCGTTTGCAATGCGTCCTCTTTGGTTTCTAGGTCTTTAATCTGTGCTTTAACTTGTTGCAGAGCCATCACAGCGTTCTCAATCTGCAAACTCGCGGTGACGCTTGTGTGCTTGTCTTCCGCATAGAGCAGCTTTGCTTGAGCCACAGTCTCAGGCTCTAGCGGTTCTTTGGTCTGAACCATCGCCCATAGCTTTGCCATGTCCTGAATGAGCTTGTCCCTCTGCCCTTCAGTAATGGTGAAGTCGAAAACCTCGAAGTTCTGACCACCGAACAGGACAGCCAGTACCACACGGTCAATGCCGTGGCAAGCACTCTCGTGGACTAGCTGCGCCATGTCAGCCGCAGGGATGATTAGGGCTTCGGCATCAAACTTCTTCCGCACAGCAGCATTGTAGTTTTTAGCTTCCACAAGGGTTTTGCCGTCAGCACTGATGAAGTCAAAGTGTGAGCGCAGCCATGACTCCTTGGGATGCGTGAGCGCGTAGTCAGCGTCCTTTAGCTCAATGCCGAGCTTTGCACTGGCAAGCCTTCCGATGACAGGCTGCATCGTGTGACCCATTTGTACGGCTTCTACGCCACTTAAATCCTCAATGGGCATCAGCCCTAGCTTTTTGAGAATGACCTCGTTAGCGCGTCCATTGGCGGCTTGGCGGCTATCGCCTGACCACCACGCAGAATTGCGTACTTCGGGCGCAAAATCGTCTCTATCGTTAGCCACGGAAACCCTCTATTTGGTGTTTGAACAGGATGCCTTCAGCCTTGCACTTG